AAATATATCAATTTTATTTATATTTTTGTAGTTTCGTTTGTCTTCGTTTCGTTTGTTTTCGTTTCGTTTGTTTTCGTTTCGTTTGTTTTCGTTTCGTTTGTCTTCGTTTCGTTTGTATTCTTTTTTTTCCTCCAAATTGTTGACTAAATAAATAAGTAAAAGCTGCGGTTGACGCAATAACTGCAAAACACTTTGCAGCACCACAAAATGTAATTTTGGTATGTTCATTATCAATATCCTTTTTGTGTCTAATTTTATAATAACGTATTAAATCTTTAAGTATTACATCATCAATTACTCCACCTTTATTTCTATAAGTATTTAAATATGCTTCTGGATCATCATTATACTTAATCCATTGTTCTGATTTATCTGGTGCTTCTTCTGTTCTTTGCTTTCTAGCTTCTTTATGTTCATCATTACTTTGAAAATGTTCTATACCAAGTGAATCTGTTAGAGGAAATTCTTGAGATACTGGTGGAACTAATGGAGAATTATTTAAAAATGTAACTGTTTTTTTTGTTTTTTTTGTTTCTGTATTTTCATTATCATCTAATAATGTTTCTAATTGTTCTTCTTCTTGTCTTTTTCTTTTATTACTACTCATTTTATAATATATAATATATATGTAATAAAAATGAATATAAATTATATATTTTAATTAAAGATATAATTTTCAATGTTTACTACTAAATATAGACCTACTAAATTATCCGATTTTGTTGGTAATTCTAAAATCATACAACCTTTTATCAAGTGGCTTCTTACATGGGATAAAAATAATAAAAAGAACAAGTGTGCTTTGGTATCTGGAAACAATGGACAAGGAAAATCTTTACTTGTTGAACTAATATTAAAGAAATATTCATATCACGTCATTCATTTAACATCTGATGACGATAGAAGCAAAGAAAATATAAAAACATCAATAAAACCATTTCTCAATATAAAAAAAACATATGATGATTGTGAAAATGTACTCGTGATAAGTGACATTGATTCTACAGGTGGTGATTACGGTTTTATTAGCGCACTAGTTGAATGCATAAAGGAAACTGAAATACCTATTATTTGTATTTGTGATGATAGGTTCTCACAAAATTTGAAACCATTACTTGCATATTGTTACGATATTAAGTTATCTAAACCAACTTATGCTAACGTATATGCTGTAGTTTATAATGTAGTTGTTAGCGAAAAGATAAAAATTAAAAAATCAGAAATTGATAAATTAATTGAACAAGCCAATGGTGATATTCGGTTTATATTAAACACACTGCAATTAGGTGTAAAAAGTAATAACAGTGTCAAAAGTAATAACACTGTAAAAGATATTCAGAGCTCTAATATATTTGACACTACTTGTAAGTTGTTCGATATGGACGCCGCGTTTGACAACAAATATGCGACTTATTGGTTGGCACATGACATCCATCATTTGCTCATTCAAGAGAACTATATTGGCTGCATAATTGGTTCGAAAGAAATCGAAAAATCATTAAAAGATAACACATATTTTCCAAAGTTTTTAGATTATTTAGATAAATCCGCAAATGCTTTGTCAGATATGGACATTCTAGACGCTAATTTTAATTTTGAACTGTCACCATATATTGCAGTAAATTGTATTAGAGCAACAGAAAACTGTAATAAGAAAGGTCATATTAAATTTCCACGTTTTTTGGGAAAAATATCTACACAAAATAAGAACAAAAGAGAGAAACTAGATTATGATAAAGTAAAATTTTAATGTGGTTAATTCTCAAATTGATATAATTAGTTATTATAAAAATAAATAATTATATTATTTCAATAATATAAATGAATATATTTTTTTTCTATAATAAATTAACTAATGTAGAACTATTAAAAAAAATAAACAATAATTTTGAGATTTATGATGGTTATATTATAGTAAAAGATTATGATAGTGAAAATAATATTTTAGAAATTAGTAAAAAATCATTAAATAATAATAAATTATTATATGGAAAAATAGTTAAATTTAATATGAGACTTGATGATATAATAAGCAAAATTAATGAAATTGAAGAATGTAAATTAGAAAATAAAATAAAATACACATTAGACACGATATGGGCAAATAAAACATTTGGAGGAACATATAAAGCATATATTATTTACTAAATGGCTCTTTTTACCATAATAATTTGTCAGCATAATAACCATGTGTCCCTAAAACATGTCTGTCTTTTTCGTGGCGCATTTTATATAATCTTCTTCTAGTTTTTGCATATTTTAACCCTCTCTTTTTTATATAAGTTGGAAAATCATTCATACCATATGCTCCTACACTAGCTATTTTATTACCTTTCTTATAAACATCTATTTTTTTTGTTTTATTTGTAGAGGGTTTTACTTGAACACCTAGTTTTTTGGCTTGTTTATATGTATAACTTGTAATATTATATGGCATTATATAATATTATTTTATTTTATTTGTTTTCAATTGTATTAAAATTCTTCGCTAAATATTTTTGATGTTTTACACTTTTATTATGCTCTGCTTTTCCACCACATCTAATGGATGCACCGCATTCACATACAAATATTTCTTGCATTTTATTTAAAATTTTTTCTTTATTTTTTTCATACCATTCATGACTTTTTTGTTTTATTTTTTCTGAATTTTCAGTAGTATATTTTTTAGTTTGTTCTAATATCTTTTCTTTATTTTCTTCATAATATTTTTTACATTGTTCTGAAACTTTTTCTTTATTTTTTTCGTTATATTGTTTTTTGATTTCTTTAATTTTTTCGGAATTTTTCTCTCTATATTCTTTTTGTTTTTGTTTTCTAATCATTATTTTCTCTTCTTCTGATATTTGGATTTCCATTGGTTCTTCTATAATTCCATTCAATTGATTTTCATAAGCTATGTGAGTTTTGGTTTCCAAATGTCTATTTTTATTCCCAAATGTATATTCACTACCACATTCACAATGACAAATTTGTGCTTTTTGTTGTTTCAACTTTTCTTTATTGGCTTCTCTCCATTCTTTTTGTGCTTTTACAGCTTCTTCTTTATGAGCTTCTCTATATTCTTTTTTTTGTTCTGCTAATTTGTCCTTGTTTTTCTCTCTATATTCATCTTGATAACTCTTAATTTGTTCTTTATTTTTGATTGCATATTCTTTTTGATATTCTAATTGTTCTTCTTTATTTTCTTCATATCGTTCTTTCTTTTTTTCTAAAATAATTACTTTATTTTCTTCATACCAGTCTTGTTTATATTTAGAAGGATTTTCAGTATAAATAGTATATGGGTTATTACAATTTAGAGATGCGTGTAAAGTTTCCATCCAATATCTTTCTCTCATTTCGGCTTCTCGCTTATTTGTGCATTCATAATATTCAATTTGTATCATAGACCAATTATTCCATCCTCCATTTGCACGGATATATTCATAAACCTTTCTTTTACATGATTCGTCATTCGCTAAAGTTTTATGCTGATTTTTTCTTTGTGTAAAATTTGTTGTATTACCAACATATATATCATTAACATTTGTATCCTTACAACAAATTTTGTAAATAATTGTATGTGAAAATTCAATTTGGCTTTTAGGCATCTCTTATAGTATTTTATAGTATCTTATTTTTAAGCTATTTTTATTTCAATTATATTAAAAATCTTCGCTAAATTCAAAAGCAGTATCAGCGTTAGATTTGTTGGCTAATGAATAAGAATCATTGATACGCTCAAAAAAATTAACTTTACCCTCTAGAGAAATTAATTCCATGAATTGGAATGGGTTTTCTACATTATAAATCTTTTTATACCCTAATTGCACGCACAATCGGTCCGCCACAAATTTAATATATTGTGTCATCAATTCAGAATTCATTCCAATCAATTTGCATGGCAATGCATCACAAATAAATTCAGTTTCAATCTCGACAGCTTCCTTAATGATCTCGTGAATGCGTGTCTTGTCCATTTTTTTCAGCAATTTAGAGTAAAGAAGTATAGCAAATTCGCAGTGGAGTGCTTCATCACGTGAAATCAATTCGTTAGAAAAAGTGAGACCAGGCATAAGTCCGCGTTTCTTTAGCCAAAAAATGCTGCAAAAAGCGCCACTGAAGAAAATCCCCTCAACACATGCAAAGGCAACCAAACGAGTAGCGAATGAGCTACGATTATCATGGATCCACTTTTGCGCCCAATCAGACTTCTTTTTAATGCATGGAAAGTGTTCTATAGCATTGAAGAGTTTGTTTTTTTCCATCTGGTCTTTGATATAGGTTTCAATCAAGAGAGAATAAGTATGACTATGGATATTTTCCATCGCAATCTGGAAACCATAAAATGCTCTGGCTTCAGATACCTGAACATCAGTCATGAACCGAGAAGCCAAGTTTTCCAAGACAATTCCGTCGCTCGCAGCAAAAAATGCCAAAATCATAGATACAAAATAACGCTCGTCTGCATTTAGCGTGTTCCATTGATCAATATCCTTTGTCAAATCAATTTCCTCCGCGCGCCAAAAACAATCTACTTGTTTCTTATACATTTGCCATATGTCATCGTGCTTGATTGGAAACATAACAAAGCGATTATCGTCAGGTGCTAACAATGGTTCTCTGGACATCCTAAATAATATAAAGGGAAGATTTTAAATTTGTTTTTATAAAGTTTTAAAGATTTAAATATTTATTTTCAAAATATAATAACATAATATTTTAAGAATGAACCTAATACCTTTTGGTGCAGAAATAATGATTACTTTAGATAAACAGCCTATATATAATAAACCGCATATATATAATAAACCTCCTATATATGATCATCCAAATATAATGCAAAAAGATGAACAATTTTTATATATGCAGCAATTAATTGAACAAAAGAGAGATATGTTGATTCAAAAACAAAAGTATTTTCAAAAAGCTGTAAAACAAAATGAATTTTTAGAAGTAGTAAAAAATGATTATGCCAAATATTATGATTATATTGTGAAACAAAAAAACGACCAAATGAATGCTCTTGAACTTTTGAACAAGTATGTGGAAGATTTAAATTCTACTAATCAAATGAGTAAATATAATATAATGGATTCAAAAGTTGAACAGAAAAAAATTATGGCAGAAATTAGCTCTATAAAGAAAGGGTTAGATGAAATTATGAATAAAACAAATAAAACAAATATATTTTAGATATTTATGAATTTTAATATCATTATTATATTATATAATGGCAGAATTTAATACAACAATTAATAATCTTTCAGTTGCAGTAGAAAATGCTAAAGAAACAGGAGAATATTATGCTAAATTACCTGATACTCTAAGAGAAATAACAGTAGGGTTAACAGAAATAGAAGTTGAAATTGGAAAAATTGTTGATCAACTTACTAAAAAAAGTGCTCAGCTAGAAATTAATGAAAGAGATATGAGTATATTAACAGACAAACATAAAAGTTCAAATGATGAATTAGCTGCTTCACGATCAGAAGCACAAAATATCCAATTGGAGAGTGAAGTTGTTAAACAAGAAGTTGCTCAATTAAAACAACAAAATCAAGAAATGCTTGAAGAACATAAAAAACGATTAGATGAATTAAACCAAGAAAATATAGAAAATTTAAAAGCACAGGAAGCATCAAATAATGAAAAATATAAAAAAGAACTTGAACAAGAAAGTCTTAAAATTCGTGAAGAAGAAAATGAATTGCGTGAACAAATTAAAAAAGAAAATGAAGAGTTAGGAAAAGCTGTATCTGATTTAAATGAAAAAGCAAGTGATTTAGATTTACAATCTAAAGAGGCACAAAGAGAAGTTGAAATGCATAGAAATAGTAGTGAAGAATTACAAAAACAAATAAATGATTTAAAAGCAGAAAATATGATTTTAACACAACAAATAGAACGAGCAACATCTGAAATGTTAAAGGCAATCGAATTATTAAATTCAATTACACCTGAAAATAAAGCTGAAATTAATACACAAATTGAACGTTTAAATGATCATATTCAAGCTATTGAAAAAATACTTGACAGTGTACCTAGTGAAAAACCATTAGCAGGAAATGTTTCTATAATCGGTGAAAAATTACCTGACGATACAGAGATTAATTTGTTCACTGGTAAAAAAACAACTATTGAAAAATTAAAAGAGTTATTTAGAAAAAAAATAGAAAGTTTAGAAGCAGAAAATGCACGCCCATATGAAATAAATATACATAAAAGTTTTTTAGAAAAATTAAATAATTTACAATCAGAAGATGATATTAAAGAAATGCTAAATGAACTTGAAAATGATTTTAGAGGATTTATATTTAATTCCACTATAGATTTAAACAATACAGGTGGTAGAAAAACGAGAAAACATAAAAAATCAAAAAATGGTAGAAAAACAAAGAAGCAAAGAGGTGGTTTTAAATATAGTACACATGCTCGAAGAACTAGTATCACTACAACTAGTAGTAATAGAAGTAGCAGTCGAAAATCTAATAGCAGTCGAAAATCTAATAGCAGTCGAAGAAAATCACGGCATTAATAAACCTGATAATCCTGGAAAATAAGGCCATCTACCAGTCAATTCTCGATGTCTTAACCCATAAATGCTTTTTCTTATCATATTTCTTTTTTTTAAAACCTTTTTCCAAGAACGTTGAATAATTTTTATCCAAAATGTTTTTATAATCGCAACGCAATGGTTATCTGGTTGCAAATATATATATTCTACAATTTCAGGCTTCATGTAATTTGGTCTAAATATAATTCGACTATAATTTGGAAAAATTCTATGTGTTCTATTGTGTAAATGTTGGTAATTAAAATGCGTAAAATCTGTAGTTTCTTTTATCCATTTCATATCTAATTTTTTATATTTACAATGCACTAAATAATGTCCATCTGGTCCAGAGCCATGAATTTCAGAATTATGTAGTTCACATAAAGCAATAACAAAACGAGTTTTAACATATTCGTCATATTCATATTCGATTTCGTTATATTCATCTTCAATGTCGTATTCATCTTCAGAAACATATGGGGATACATTTTCATGTAATCTTAAACTAAACATCTGTTATAAATATTGTATATTTAGTATAATATTTACGATTTGTCTCATTTTTTTTTAAATATAATATATATATAATGAAACTGAATTCAGCAATATCTAATTTTCTTACAAACAAACTCGTATTACACATAGTATCTTTTCTTGCATTATTTAATGTTATTGGTCATATGGTTATTGGACATTACAATATAGTTATCTATTTTATTATCATTGCTCTTTTGGTAAGATACTTTAGTAAAAACATGATAGTTGTTTTGGGTGTCCCTCTTATTTTAGTCAATATGTTTTCGTTGAAGGAAAATTCTTACATTGAGGGATTAGAAAACAATGAAACTTCAGAAACTTCAGAAACTTCAGAAGACGATGTTGAAAAAGATGCGGCAGGAGAGAAGAAAATAGAAGCAAGTAATGATAAATCAAAAAAATCTAAAGATGAAGAAACCGCTGAATCTTTTGAAGTGGGACGCGCCAAAAAAAGTGGTCATTCAATTGACTATGCAACCACCATTGAGGATGCATATGATCAATTGAATAGTATTTTAGGAAAAGATGGAATTAAAAACTTGACTGCAGACACGGAAAGATTAATGCAACAGCAAGCACAATTAGCAGGGTCATTAAAAGATATGGGACCTCTTATCGAAAAAATGGGACCTATGATGAAGTCAGTTGAGGGAATGATGAAAGATATGCCTGATGTTGCAAAAGGTGACGTAATGAGCAAAGTTAATTCTATGTTATCTGGATTAAATAAAAAATAGATAACAATTAGAAAGATTTTATATTATAATACAATATAATATAAAAATATACAACTGTTTTTACTCGATTAATGTATTTACAAGATTTTAAATAGTTGCATAGCATTTTATTGATATGGTTGTATAGCATTTTCTTGATATGGTTGCATAGCATTTTCTTTATATGGTTGCATAGCATTTTCTTCACTTTGTTGAGGCATTTCTTGATATGGTTGTATAGCATTTTCTTCACTTTGTTGTTGAATTGCCTGATCTTGTTGTTGAATTGCCTGATCTTGTTGTATTTCATCTGATTTTGGTTTAGATGATAACCCTCTTGCAAATTCTTTAACTGCAATTTCAGGAGTTTGAGGTTCGTTAATCTTTTCAATTGCTTTTTTTGTGGCTTTTAAAAACAATTCTCCGATTTCTTTGATTTTATCAGATGAAGTTCCAGATGCAATTCCAGATGCAATTCCAGATGCAATTCCAGATGCAGTTCCAGATGCAATTCCAGATGCAATTCCAGATGCAATTGTTAGTGGTGGTGGAGCATCTATTGTAGAAGTTGTTGGTGGAGCATCTGTTGTAGAAGTTGGAGGTGGTGGTGGTGAATCTGTTGTAGAAGTTGGAGGTGGTGGTGGAGCATCTGTTGTAGAAGTTGGAGGTGGTGGTGGTGCATCTGTTGTAGAAGTTGGAGGTGGAGGAAGTGTTTCTGGTGGAGGTGGAGGTGGTGGTGGTGCATCTGTTGTAGAAGTTGTTGGTGGTGGTGGAGGTGGAGGTGGAGGAAGTGTTTCTGGTGGAGGTGGAGGAAGTGTTTCTGGTGGAGGTGGAGGTGGAGGAAGTGTTTCTGGTGGAGGTGGAGGTGGAGGAAGTGTTGTAGTTTCAGAACCTAAATTAGAT